AGCACTCTATTGGTTACGCTAACTATCTTGCTGAGAACCTTGAAAGAGGAATCAAATATTCTGAGTATATCGCAACTGAATTAAATGAAGGTAAAGTAGGTCTTTCTACTAAGTCTGCCTCTGCATTTAGCCAAATCGAAAAATTAGACGAATCTGTAAACTACCAAGTTTCTGAAGGTTCTAATGTTAATGATATTGTTGGTTCAGTTAATGCAATTGTTAAGCATATCAAAGATAATTCAGCTAAATCTGTATTAGAAAGCAGATATCCTTTCTTAAAGCTTCTTAACGAAGATAATAAATCAAGATTCTTTAATTTAGATCAAACTCAAAAAACTGCTATCATTGAAGCTCTTTCTGGAGCAGTTTACTTCAAAGAAGAAGATGTTATTCAAATTATTGAATCAGTTCTTAATAAGCAACAAGAAAATATTCCTAACTTAATTAAGTTCATGCCTGCTAAATTCAAAGATATTTTTGAAAGCATGACTCCTGCTGAAAAGAGCCGTTTAGAAGCACAAGCTTCTTTAACTGTTCTTAATACTCCTTACCAAGTTAAAAACTTCTGGGAGAGCAGAGATTTAAGAGGTGTTAATGAAAGAATTTATTTCGAAAAACAAAATAAAAATGCGCAACATATCAACGAAAGCCAAGGTAGAGAAGGTTTTATCTCGATTGAGAAAGTTGCGGAACATCAAAGAGGTTATGGTAATGCATACCTCGACGCTCTAAAAAGAAGAGCACAAAACTAAAAAATTTTTAAAACAAAATGTCTACAAAAGTATTTAAAAGACTAAACGATTCTTCTGTTAAGTCAACTTGGACTCCGGTTTTAGAAAGCTATGGTGTAAACGCAGATTCACGTCCTTGGTTAGTAGATTATTGCCACTATCACGCAATGTTCGAAAACGCAGGTGCAATCAACGAAGCTGCTGTTGCTCCAGGTTTATTCTATCAACAACCAGGTTCTATCAGTTCAATCGGTAACCCATTAGCTCCTACAACAGGTGCAAACGGTTCTGGCGATAAATTCCCTAGCTTATTGCCTGTTGCTATTCAAGTAGCAGCTAAAACAATTGGTTTCGACCTAGTTGGTGTAGTTCCTATGGATTCTCCAGTTGGTTTCTTACCTTATTTGGATTATGTTTACCAAGGTGGTAACGTTGGATCTGAATTCGAACCGTATTTGATCAAAACTAACCTTGACGTAGCTAACCCAGCTGCAACTGCAAACGGTACAGACTTTATCCAAGTTGGTAAATCTCGTTTAGATGGTAAATTCATCTACAAAGTTGTTACTGGTACTGACGCTAGCGTTACTGTAGCTCAAGAAGCTGTTACTGCATCTATCGCTACTGCTGTTAGTGATGTTGAATTAGTATCTGCTTTAGAAAACCACATCTCTGGTTTCACTTCATTAAGTGATGCTGATTGGGCTGATGGTTCTCCTGCAGTAACTGGTCCTTTCTTAGCTGGAACTGAGTACACTCAGTCTATGTCAAGAGGTGCTGGTGAAACTTCTAAGTTTCGTCAAATGGGTCTTAAAATGTTCACTAAGTTTGTTGAGGCTAAAACTTCTCAAGTTTCTATCTCTGCAACAGTTGAGCAAATCCAAGACCTTAACCGCGTTTGGAATTTCGACGCAATCTCTATGTTAGAGAATGTTGCTGTTAACGAGCTTGCTCAAACAATCAACAAAGAAATCGTTTCTAAAGTTAAAAACTTAGCAACAACTCACGCAACTGCAGCTGCTTCAGCTGAAGGTTACGTTAATAAAGTTTTCGTTCAACCAGGTACTGGTACTTTCGAAAACGTAACGACTTCTCAAAGAAAATTAGTTACTAAGATTCTTGAATCTGCTAACTTAATTTACCACAGAGCTCGTTTCGGTGCTGGTACTTTCGCAGTAGTTTCTGCTAAAGTTGCATCTGCTATGGCTGATGCTGCTGGTTACTCTATCGCTCCATTCAACAATGATTTAGGTTCTGCTGCTGGAACTCTTTACCCTGCTGGTAAAGTTCACGGTTTAACTATCTATGTTGATCCAAACTTACGTTTCGATGACAACACTGTTCTTATCGGTCGTAAAGGTGCAGACGAAGAGCCAGGACTTAAATTCATGCCTTATATCATGGCTGAATCTCTTCAAACTATTTCTGAGGGTACATTCTCTCCGAAAATCGGTATGAAGTCAAGATACGCATTGGTTGAAGCTGGATGGCATCCACAAACTCAGTATGTTCAGTTTAGCATCCTAAACAACTCAACTGATAACACAACTGGTATCTCTTTCTTAGGTTAATCTTAATTGACTTAATAATAAAAGTAAAGCCCTCTTCGGAGGGCTTTCTTATTTTAAGAGGTCAGATAAATAACTAAAATAATTGTCTAATTAGGTAATTATAAAAAGTATTTACTCTGAGACCTCTGTCGGCCTTAATTTCTTTTTAATATGAATACTCATATTGCAAGATTGAAGAGACCAGGAGTGATCAGGGAAGATCGAGTAATTAAAAAAACGAAACAATAAAATGGCAAACCCAGTATTGTCTTACACAGAATTCCTAAACGAAAAAGTTAACCAAAACTTAGCAGTTATGCCTGCAGCAGGTGCTAGATTAGGAAAAAGCGTTGATCCTAAAATGGCTAAATTAGATATGCCTAAAGGTTCTAGCATTAAAAAATCAGTTGATGCAAAAATGACTGATCTTAAGGCTGCTAAAGGTTCTAAAATCTCTAAGTCAGTTAATTCTAACTTTGCTGAAGCAACCCCTAAAGGTAAAGCTATCACTAAGTCAGTTGATCCTGCATTCGGTAACTTAGTTATCAAAGGAAAGGCTATCTCTAAGTCAGTTGACGCTCAGATGGCTAAGAAACAAAAATAATTAAAAACTCGATGAGGATTACATTAAGTATACCTCGCAGCATTGTTCAGTACATGGACGAAGTTGGCGTGCCAATGCAAGAAAGAGCAGATCTTTATGAAAGATTTGTATCGTATTCTATCGGTCTAATGACTGGGGATGAGCTTGATCGCTTTGAGTCATATGCATCTGATCATGAATCAGAATATGCTGGCGAATCAATGACATTCGAGTCTTTTGTTGCAATCAATGAAAAATCTAGAAATTCTCTTAAAGAATTAGTAGGTAAAGATGATGAAGAAGAACTAGATCTTGATGATGCACGTCGTATTGGAAAGAAAGTTTCTAGAATGACTGGAGATGATCGTAAGAAATTCGTTGGAATTATTAATTTCATGGGTGCAAGCTGTAGAATATACAATGAAATTTGGGCAAACTATAAACCAGTTGATCCAGAAAGAAAAGATTCCAATAAAGGTAAAGCCTTTAGAGGAGAAAAACCACAAGCATAATTAAATGAGCGTTATTTGCGAAATTTTCCAAAGTCACGAGATTAAATGGCAAGTTAAAGACTGCGAGCCAAAATGGAATCAAAACGAACAAAAAACCGTTTTGCATAACTTTAATGTGTACCCTGATCTAGATTTCGTAGATGCATATGGTAATTCAACCTATGTCAAATATACTGGTGCTGATAAAATTAGAGAGCTTCTTCTTGAAATCCACAAAGTAATTTGTGGTCATGTTAATTCAAAGAAGAGTACAGATTCTACTAAAAATGAAGCATTGGAACTTCCAGCAGGTGGATCAAATTTGCCTGCAGTTCAAGGAAGTAGAGAACTTGCAACTACACAAAAGCCAGGATTACCTGCAGTAACACAAAAGCCTGGACTACCAGCAGTTACACAAAAACCAGGTTTACCTGCAACAATTCCATACGATGCAAGCCAATATGCAAAGGATCCTGAACCAGAAGAGCAAAAACTCCTACCTGCTCCAAATGAATCTGCTTTCTACTGTTTAACAATGGAAGACGATTCTAAAGTAATTCACACAATTGAGTTTGAAGCTGGAAAAGCTGCACCGACCGCAGATTCCCTAATAGGAACTGAAATTGAAGAAAAAGGAAAGGTTAAACTTGCTTCAGGTCCTTATAAAACCTTAGAAGAGGTTGAAAAGGAGTGTACAATTGAAGAAAAGCCGGAAGAGGATTGTTGTAACTATTATGTAACAATTAAAACTGATAAACTCAGAATGATTGAAGAAGGTTCTGGCGAAAAGAATATTAAGTTTAGATACTTAATGTCTAATAATATGTTAAAGGACCTTGGTGATGATAAATTATCAAATGCTGATAAATTCACAATAACAGTTACTCCAGCATCAACTGGTTTAACTAAATTATTTGGAGCAAGCTTTGATATGAAATTGGAAGATTTTCAAATTGACGATCCTAAATATCCAGGTAATTTAATTGTTGCAGTTATTCCAACACTAGATCTAGAAATAAGCGGTAATGAATCGCTTGCTGCAACTCACTCAGCTAAAACTTATAATGAAGTTAGTGCTAGAGAATTAAGACGCAGAATAAGTGAATTGGAATTTAGCGATAGAGCTAAAACCATGACACAAGAACAAAAAGATGCTGAATTTAGAAAGCTTCTTACCAAATGGGAGGAAGACGAACGTCGAGATAAAGCATAATTCAATGAATAAATAAACAAAAAGGTCCAATATAAATGGCAGGTTTACCACATTTTAAAAATTCAACAGTAGGTCGTAATCTATTTGAACCGTTATACCTTAACCAGTTTACGGTAATTATTACTCCTCCTAACTCAATCAACAACGGTGCAATTACTCCGCTATTGGTTGAACACGTAAAAGATCTATCTGGATTGCCAGAACAAGCAGGTACAGGTACTTTAGCAGAACAAAAGTATAGATTTACTAAAAGATATTTTGCTGCAGCTGCTCCTAAAGAAACTGGTGCTAAACTAACAGTAACATTTGAAGTTAACTTAAATGATGCAAATGAAATGTATGTTTATAACCAATTTAGAGCTTGGGCGAACCTAGTATACGATCCATTGACTGGTCGTCAAGGTCTTAAAAAAGACTATGCTCCAAACGGTGCCAACATTTATGTAGGTGTACACAATAGAGCTGGTGATATCTACAGAGAGTTTACATTTTCTCCAGTATTTGTTTATGGAGATAGTAACCTAACTGAAGAAATGAAATTGGATTATAGTTCAGACGGTATCTACACTGCTAAGTTTAACTTTGTTGCTGATAGCTACACTGAAACTAGAAATGGACAATTCTAAAAATTTAAAACCAAAGCCAAATGGATATTTTTAACCTAAAAAGTAACGACGTTAAAGACTTTAAAAGATTTATGGACATGAAAGCTCCTGCATTCGGTGGACCTAATGAAACTGAGCCATTCGATAAATCAAAAAGAAAATCTTTAAAAGAGTGGACTAATATCGCAAAAAGAGACGCTAATTTTGAAAATGGCGGTAAAAACCATAATAATGATGGTTATTGGAAAGCATTTCATAGTGATGTACCAAGTCGTGCTGCCAAAATTAAAATCGAAGAACCTTTAAATACACCTCCAGCAATGGGAGTTACTATTGTAAAAGAAAGTCATGTTCCTCAATTTGAAAATTATATGTTTGAAGAAGAAGTTGATGATTTAGATGATGCACAAGTAGAAGATCAACCAGAAATCGACGAAGAAGCTCTTGAAATGTTTATTGAAGAGTTTAGCGATGAACTAAAAGAAATTTTAGAAATTGCTTGCGAAAAGATGGAAATCGAAAAGGATGAGTGCGTTGAAATATTTAAAGCAGCTATTCAGAAAGTTTCAGAAATGCCAGAAGAGGACGAAGAAGAATCGACTGACGAAGACGAAGAATAATATTAAAATCTATTTAAATTACAAAGGAGATCAATGATCTCCTTTTTTTATGTCTTTTAGAACGGATTGAAATTCCTTATCTGGATCAATTACAGTAAAGTCAAAATCAACCCAACTGTATGTAGTTTTTAAGAAATTAATTGAATTTAGAATTCCAGTTGGAGAAAGCTCAGTATTTAAATAAATCAATCTAGAATATTTCTGATTTTTTATTTTTATTACTTTATCAATTAATTTAGAAATTTCATAATTTAATAAGAATGCTTGAACTTTATTTGGAATAAAGACTTCTGTTTGAAATTTTTCTTTCATGATCTTATTAATATTAAGAACATAGTCACTTTTACATTTTTTAGAAAAGTGTTCAACGAACGTTTTATAATCTCTTACAAAAACAATAGTTAATTCTCTGGTTGCAATATCTTCTGTCAAAATATAGATAACTTTTTTTATTCAGAATCTGGAACGATCTGAACTACATCAACCCCTGCCTTTTTTAAGAGATCGAGACCGGCAGAGTCTCTATATGATTCTGAATAA